CTCGACAATCTGTCGAACCGCCTCGATCTTGAACTCATCCGTGTAACGCTTCGTGCTCATAACCACCTCCGCCTAAGCCATAGTTTATGGCTGCGAGGTGTCTACGAAATCCTGGGCGATTCATTGCGGGAAATCGACCAGATTTGCCAAGGTGCCAAGGACCTGAAAGCCAAGCTGGCGTCTTCTGAAAAGCACTACGTAGCCACGGAGAAATCGCTGACCGCAGCCTTGAAGGCTGCGCAGAAGGCAACTGCTGCGGCATCTCAGGAAGCAGACAAGCAACGTGCGAGATCTGATGTCTTGGAAGAACAGCTAGCCAAAATGCCCGCAGCAATCGAAGCAGCTCTTCGGAGGAAATTGAAGCCCGCAATCTCTAGACAGAAGAAACCAAAGAGCTAGCGGTTACTTAGGATGGTGTCCATGAGCAGTGGAAATTACCCAATGAAATCAATGAGGGGCGCGATCCTACGCAAAAGGACACGAACTAAAAAAACTGACAGTAGGTGAGAAGAGATCCAGAGCCAGATCCATCGGAGCCGGCCCATCAACCATTTCGCATAATGTATAGAACGTGGGCGCTTGAATGCCCCGGTTCTGCCGCCTGTACGTGCGCAGGGGAGGCGAGGCCGACACCTATCACTAGGGCCATTGCAGTAGCGGCCAACTTGCGCCATACGGCCTTCTCATCAGAGCTTATTGCTCGCGCTTCGCCCACTATCCCAAGCACCCGCGCAAGGGGAATTCCCGACAGTCCTGCAATCGTTGCGCATACGACTGGATCGGGCAGGCGTGCGCCTTTTCGATAGCTCGACATCGCTTGTTTTGAAACGCCTAAGCGCTTCGCAAGCTCCCCGTCAGTAGCAGCGCCGGATTGTTCTTTGCAGCGATCCAGAAGGAAATTGACGTCCACGAGTCCTCACCCTGTTGACCTTAGTCCTCACCCAGAGTACAACGTGCTCAGTCCTCGGGCTGAGGACTCCCGCCCCGGTCTCCCCTAGAGCCGGGTGCGGGATCTAGGGCTGGGGGAGGGGGTGCACATGCACACAGCTGCTGTCATCGCATTGATCGCTTCATTGCTGGCCTTGTCGCTTGGCGTGGTCGGTCTGATCGACTGGGTAGTCCGTCGCCGGAAGTCGCGTGTTGATTCCGCGTACCGCGCCGACCAGCTGGTCGCCCAGGCACGTGCTGAATTCGCGTACTCGGAACTATGCGACACCACTGCCGCTGCCGAGCATCGCGCCGAGCAGATGGCTGACGCCACCAGCGGTTACTACTTCGATGCGGAGGTCATCCGATGATCTTCCTCGTTCCTCTCGTGCTCTACGTGTGGTTCCGCCTCTACATGGGGGCGCGTCGTGGCTGATCGTGACGTTGTCGCCGAAGAAATCATGGTGCTGGCATTTGAAGCCTTGGCAGCTGGCAAGGATCAGCAGTCGCAGAGGTTGGTTGAACTGGCTGCGGAGTGGCTTGATTTGAAACGGCAGGTGCGCCGTGACTGATGTGCCCTCCCACCTGGACGCCGATGTCCAAGCCATCGCCCACGTTGAGCCGCAGTGGGATTGTGTCGCTGCTGGTAAGCGCACGCGCTGCGTCGTCAACGTCACTGACCGCCTCGCCATTGCCATGCTGCCGCCTGCTGCGCAGCGCGGTGATGTGCTTCGCCTTCGCTCCAAGGGGAGGTTTTCCCCAGCGGGCACTGGTGAAAAGGGTCAGGTGGCGGAAATTGGCCCGGGGAGTAACACGGGCCAAAAGTCGGTTTCCCAAGAACAGGGAGCCATCATCGACTTTTTGACCATCGTCTTTCCGTTTGAAGCTGCTGACGAAGTGCGATGCACGCAGCTGGATTTGTTGCTTTACCGCATCTTCGGTTTTCGCGGCGAAGTCCGCGCCGGGGCGATCCGCAAAAAGCAGTGGAATTTCTACCCGTTGAGCGCAGTTCTCATTGACCGCGACGGGGAGTTGGTCGGGCATGTCGGTTTGGGCGGCAACAAGGAAACCATCTGCATCAGCCTTTCCGGTGCTGGCTGCAAATGGGTCACACGTTGGGACGTGGTGTACCGCGAGTGCAACACGCTCCGCGCCAAGATCAGCCGCGTTGACGTCGCCCACGATGATTACGAAGGCGAGCGCATTGATGTTCACGCTCTGCGTGAGCGTGCTGCTGCCGGTGACTTTGCCCAGGGCGGCTGTCCACCACGCCACCGCTTCATCAGCGATGAGGGCCACAACACCGGTTGCACGCTCTACGTGGGTGGCAAGGGCCACAAAGAGCTTTGCGTGTACGAGAAGGGCAAGCAGATGGGTTTGCCTTCGTCACCGTGGACCCGCGTCGAATTGCGCCTGTATGGCAAGCACGTTGACGTTGATCTCGATGTACTGCTCACCCCCGCGTCGTACCTGCGTGGCGGTTACAGCGTCATTGCGGAGCTTATCGAGGGCGTGTGTACCCGCCTCAAGACGATCCGCAAGCAAGTTGAATGCTCCGCCGAAGCCGCCGTCGCGTGGCTCAACCGTTCGGCAGGGCCAATCCTCAATGTCCTCTACAAAGCGTTCGGCGATAGCTGGTCCGACCTTGTAGAGGCCCGCGTACTCCGTGACGGCCACCCGGGGAGATTTCGCGGCATAGCCAAGGGTGAGCCACTCCATCAATTCGTGAGAGAAGAACTATGCCGATTTGCCGCGTAAAGACCGCTGCCGTCGAAGAGCAGCACAACACCAAGACCAACAGCATCATGCGTTCGCAGACCGTTGGTCTTGACCTGGGCAATGGGTTCGAACTGCCGTTCCGCGTCGGCCTCGGTCAGCGTCCGGCGTACCCGCCCGGTGAATACGACATCGATCCCAAGAGCTTCGCGCTGGGCACCTTCGGTGATCTGACGCTGAAGCGTTACGTGGATCTGATTCCGCTCGGCACCAAGCCGCACGCCGCCGTACCGACGAAGGCGTAATCCATGGCCGAGTACCTGGTCACCGCATCCCCGTGGCACCTCCTGTCGATTGGCTTCTGCTTCGGTGTGTTGGTGTGCGCGGGTATCGCAGCAGCCGTTGCTGATTACCGTCGGCGCCGCTGATGGCAAAGGTCCTGACCTGTACCGAGTTCAACGATTTAACGCAGCAATGCGAGGTCCAGCAGTGGGTTGATCAAACCGACTGGACCACACCACTTCCCGACATCGAACAGGCCGCGATGGTTGGGTCGGCGTACTTCATCGGCCTGATGACATTGGCAGTCGTGAAAGGACTGCTGAATCCAAAATCCATAGAGGAGTAAGTGCAATGCGCAAGACCGTTTCCAATGTGGCCAGCAAGGCCAAAACCGCTGCCTACATGGGCGCAGCAACCCTGATGGCTCTGCCGGGCTTTGCGATGGCGCAGGGTGCCGATTTCGATGGCGCCGAGATCATCAGCAAGGTGGCCACCTATGTCGCCATCGGTGTGTCGATCCTCGCAGCCTTCGCGCTGGGTCGCTGGACGTTGCGTGCCCTGGGCCTGATCGGCGGCAAGTAATCGTGATGCGTCACTAAAAGGGGAGGGGAAACCCTCCCTTTTTCTTACCGGAGGCTATATGGAAGGGCTAATCCTGTTGGTGTTTCTGATCCACATGTCCCACGTCTGCGCGAGCGGGTGGAACTGATGCATCCGGCGCTGCGGTTCGTGGGTCGGGTGGTGTTGAGACGTGCGTTAGGGTGGATCACGATTGCGTTGTTGACCGCGCTCTTTGCTGGGCGTGCTCATGCGCAGCTTTCATCAAGTTCGACTGTCTATTTCGGTGACCAAGGTGAAGCCTATTCCGCTTGCATGCGTGATTCAAAGATTGCGTATGAGCGGGCGAAAGTGGTTTATTCGAGTTACGCGGAAGGTTACAACCAGCCAACGTGTGATCCGGGTGGCGATGCGGATTTCGGCTTTTTCGTCTGCATAGTAAGAAATCGATTCAGTGGAAATATCGACTACCGGTGCCAAGAAAACACGAAGCAGTTCTATGCGTATCCGGTAGATGCGAAATGTACTAAGCGTAATTCCACGTTCCCTCCGGGCGACAAAGCCGCAGCAAGTCCCATGCCGTGGCCGAGTTGTGTCGCTGGCTGCAAGCTGTATCAAGAAAACGTTTCTTTCTCTCAGCCCGGCGGCGTAATGCTCTATGGCAGGCGGAACGCCTCCTACACCGGTGACATTTGCCAATCGCAGGCAACAGGCGATGCCATTGATACCCGGGAAAATAAGGATGAGCAGCCCAAGCCTAGCGAGCCTGAGTGCACGGCGTTAGGTGGTGGGCAAACTGCTTGCCACAAGCCAAATGGCGAGTACTGTGCGACCGCATCCACTGGCAAAACGTTCTGTTGGCAACCGCAAGAGGCTGGCAAGAAGGTCGATGGAAGTGATGCCCAGGTAAAGAGCAAAACCGGGGAACCTGTTACGCCGCCCAGCGTGAGCATTGAAGACAAGGATTGGCAACGCAAGGAAGGGCATCAGGCGACGGCGTGCATCAACAACACCTGTACGACTTACAACGTCACCAACTATGGAACCGTTCCGGGCGGTACGGCCAAGAACTCAACGGGCGACAACAAGACGGATGGCACAGGCAACACCAGCGGCAACGGCACACCGCAGAAGGGCGAGGGTGACAAAGGGGAGAACGGCGAGGGCGACTCAGCCAGCGACAGCGGTAATTGTGAGGTTGCGCCAGCATGCACCGGGGATACGCTCAAATGCCTGCACTTGCGCTACACGTGGAAGATCGAATGCAACAGCCGTTCCAGTGAAATCACCAATGGTGATGGCTGCGGCAATAACGACGTGCCCGTTTGCGCTGGTAAGAGTTGCAAGGCAGAGGCCTATTCCCAGCTTCTACAGCAGTGGAAACAGCGTTGCGCGATGCAGGCGATGGGCGAGGGCATGGCATCCCGCGCTGCGGGAATCGGTGGCAGTAATGGTGACGACGCTGGTGTCGTTGAGGGCATATGGGGAGGGGAAGACGGTGGTTCTGGCCTGACCCTTCGCCGGGACCTAATCAGTGTTGCCGGCGGGGGAAATCTGCTGCCAACCGGAATCACTATTGAGGGTCAGGCATGGGAAGTTCCTCAGGGCTTCTATGACGCTATCGCAGCGATTCGCATGGTGATTATTGCCATGTGCACGGTCATGGCCATGTTCATTGTTGGGAGGTCAATTTGATGTTCGACTGGGCAAAGAGCTTTGCAAATGACTTCTTCGCCAACTTCGGCGACACCATTCACAAGCTGATGAAGCTGAAGTCGGCGATATGGCTTGGTCGCCTCCTTTCTGCTGTCGGCCTTGGCTTCGTGGCTCAGAAGTTCATTTACAACCCGATCATCGAGTACGCGCAGAACGCATGGAGTTCGGTGCCAGCTGGCATTGCTGCGTGGGTGCATGCGCTCGGCATCGATACAGGGGTTTCTATCATTCTGAGCGCTTACGGCATCAAGGGCGCCGAACGCATCTTCCTTCAGCGCAGGAACCAAGCCACATGATCGGTGACACTGCGGCCATTTCACTTCTCACGGGGCTTCCGGGTGCTGGTAAATCACTGCGCATGGCGGAAGCCATCTGTCAGCTGGTTGAAAAGGGAGAGCATGTCTTTGCGTGCAATATCGACGGTCTGAAAGTCGCTGGCGTCACGATGTGGGAAGACGCCCGCAAATGGCGCGAGCTGCCTGCCGGTGCAATCATGTTCGTGGATGAAGCACAGGCGTTCTTTCCGGAGAGGCGCGGCGGCGAGGCTCCGGAGTTTGTTCGTATGAACAAGATCCGTCACGACGGCATTCGTCTGGTTCTGGCGACGCAGCAGCCCAACTACCTGGACACGTATCTGCGCGGGCTGGTTGGCTATCACGAACATCTGCTGCGTCGTGCTGGTCGGCAGGAAAGCTTCTTGTTCCGCGATAACCAGGTCATGGACGTGGTGCGGCAGAAGCTGGCGACGATCAAGCGCAGCTACGACTATGAGGTTTACAAGTTCAAGCCGAAATTCTTTGCTTGCTATGACTCGGCGCAGACGCACACGGTCAAGTATCAGATGCCGGCGCTGGTGAAGAAGGCGCTCATTATTGGCCCGATTGCAGCGCTCCTGATGGGTGGCGCGTGGTTTGCAGTCTTCCGCGATACCAGTTTGGCGAAGGGCGCGGAGCCGGCCGGAAAGACGCCTGCCGCGCAGGCGTCGTCGGCAGGCTTGGCGCCCTCTGCCTCGTCTGGGACAGCGCCGACGATAGCCACGGGCGAACAGTACATCGCCAATTTTCAACCGCTTGTCCAGGACGTGCCGTGGTCAGCGCCGGCGTACCTCAATCGTCCGGTGGTGTCAGATCCGCACGTGTATTGCATGAGCACTGAGAACAGCTGTCGGTGTGTCACTGAGCAAACCACTCGCGTCGTGCTGCGCGATGACGTATGTCGTGACATTGCCCGCTGGGGCGAGCCATACAACCCCTTCAAGCAGCCTAACGCGGCGCCTGCGGGCCAGCAGACGCCATACGGGGCAGGGGAGCAACAATCCCGCCAAGCCTCGCCCAGTGTCGTGCAGCAATCGGGGCCAGCAGCCTCAACGGTTGGTTATGTGTCGGGCGGCCGGGCTGATGTGTTCCCCCGCAATCCCGAAAAGAAGATCGGTGGCTGGACGCCGCCAACCTCGACGCTATGATGTCGGCACACATTCGGCATGGAGCGGGGAATGTTCAGGGGAATTATTGGTTTCGCGTTGCTGGCTGTCGCCGGCACGCTGGCTGCACAGCAGATTCATAGTGGCGCCGGTCGTGGTGCGCCTCGCGTGCGTGAGCCTCAGCGGAATGTCGTTGCCGTTCCTAAGTTGGATTGCCGGAAGTTGGTCCGCTCCTGGGAACCGTGGATGCAGATCTACTGCAATAACGTAGATTTCGACCTGCAGCGGGAGTGGTCAGCCCATCTGGGGCGCCCTACACCGTCCAGGACGGTGATTGAAGTTCCGGCTCTTGGAACTCCTGAGGCGAAGGCTTCGGGCGTTTCCTGTTCCGAAGGTCGCGTGATCGCCAAGGTGGGTAACGGCTGGATTCAAGCCTTGGATCGGGACCGCAATTATCTGCGCTGCCGGCCATCCGTCGAATTGCCGGCGATTTCCATCGGGCAATGACTGGGGCGCAGTGCAGGGGCAGGGTGGCGGTTCTGTGATCGGGTATCAGCCGGGTAAGCGTGCCGATCAGTTCGCACGATCGCCCGCCTATACCGGCGAGACGTGGACGCCACCAACCACCACCTTGTAGAGTCCAGCCTTTCTTCTAGGGGGAGAAAGGAATGCAGGAAGCGCTTGCTCCAGTTGTTCGCATTTTCGTCAACATGGCCATATTGGTTGTTGTTGCCGGTGCAATTTCTATCGGCGTTGGGCTTTATTTCCGTGACATGCCCAAACGTAAAAAGATGGCAACGATCAATCTTGTTTTCGCGCTCGTTATGGTGATTGGCGCGTTTTTCATCTTGTTTTAGGGGTGCAGGGGCGTTGCCCCTGCGGTGACGCTGTTACCCGGCGCTGGTACCGAAATGGCGTTCTCGCCATTCGCCCAGATCCACGACAACTACTTTCACCATCGACCGCTGACCGGCTTTTCGTGCCGCGTTCTTTTTTCGTGACGTGTCACGTAAATCAGCCGCACTGGCGTGCCACAAGAGGCCGCGCAGCCTGCGTTCTGGAATTCGTTCGCCGCTTGGGGCCACCAGATCTCTTCCTGCCAGACGCCACCCAGCCCACGGGCCTGTCAGCGTGACGTGGTTGTCGATCACGCGCCGGTAGTGGTCACTGGCACAGCTGTTCGGGCATTGCGTTCCCGGTTCCCAGCACGGTGGACGGTTGTCCAGGTTGTAGGTGTCGCTCATGCCTCAATTTCCCCCTGATCCTTAGGAGGGCGCGATGGTAGGTGAGAGGTGATCCAGAGCCAGATCCAGCTGAGCCGGTGCATTACGCGATTTCGCATAATGTATATTATGTAAAAGCGGAATGGTCGTGGTGGGCTTTCCGCGAGATCTGCAGCACTCAACCCCAGCCCAGCTCTCAGATTTGTCCAGTCCCAGCTGAGGTCTCAACTGCGGTTCGTCTTGCTGGCTTGGCTTAGAACCCTTCAATGGCTTGGCGCTGTCTGTCTATGAGCTATGCCGTTTGGCGGACGGCTTCGGTGCAGCTGCCCCGAAGCCTGTCCCGCAGATCGACTTCACAGCTTGTTCTCGTACCGGCATCTATCTGGTCGGCTTCATCTGCCTGGCTTGATCCTGTTGGTCAACGAAGCCTGGACCCGGATGGTTTGGGCCCAGGTGGCTGCAATCGTTCCGCGTCAGCTACAGCAACACAGAGCGGCGGCCACAGCGCCAATGCATCTGGATCGTGCGGGGTTCGCGCAGCTGTTCAAGCACTGGCCGTGCCGGCCCACGACGTGCCTTGCCGATCGCCGGTTATTTTAGTGTTGCGTCACTTAAATAAGCGGGTATGCCCTTTAACTGCGCCGCTGGCAGCAATCCCCGGTCTAATAGGCTTTCTGCAACTCGTGCCTGCATTCAAGAATGCAATCGCAGACACTTACTTTGCCGACAACGTTGCCCGGCCAGCCTGATTGTTTCCCTCATCATCGATCCAGGTGAACTGAAGCGACGGGTCTTGCTGCACGCACGCAGGTACGGAATCAGTGATGCGCGTGTCCGATTGCGGTGCCAGCAAGCCTTCGTTGGCCACTGCAGCTGGCTGGCCACCGCAGAGCGTGATCCCTGAAACGGTTATGTAGTAAGGGGTCGTATTGGCCGCAAACAGATGCCCGGCTTCCAACCGGAATCTGAGCTTTGCCGCGGCCTGCCCTGCCCCTGCTTTCAATGCTGCCGGCCGGTAGATCAGCTTCATCTGTGTCCGCATCGTCACCGTCAGCCGCGTTGGATCCGGTTCCTCGCCGTCCATCCGGTTGGGCGGAATCTCGAGAAGATTCAGCCAATACAGCGACTCACGGTCGTCAGTCGGTGCCGGGCCTACGTAAAGGAGTCTCAGACTCTGCCGCTGCCCTGCGGCGAGCTGGAACATCGCGGGCAACGGAATAACGGGCGCCTCGGCCTCGTCGGGCCCGGAGTTGGGGTCGCCATCGTCTACCCAGGTCTGCACCATCACCGGGTAGTCGTTCTGATTGGCGAGCACCAGCGATACCTCGCGCTGGCCTTGCGGAAAAATCACCCGCGTCCGCTCGGCCGTCACGCCTGCCATCGCGTTCCCGCAAGCCAGCAACAGAACAGTGGTAAGCAGGTGCTGGAGGGACAT